TAATAATAGTAATAATAATAATAATAATAATAATAATACAATAAAAAATAATAATACTTATGATAATACTATAAAAAGTAATAATATTACTATGAATAATTTAAATAAACCAATAAAATTAGTCAATAATATATATTATTTACACTCTTGAAGGCGTATAAAATGGGACTAATATTTTTTCTAAAAGGTGCTATTCTACATCATACTTAAGAGTATCTAAATAATTCTCAAAATCAGTGATATAATTGTAATTATTTATTATATCTATTTCATTATCAGGTATACAAAATTTTTCATTTATTTTGAAAACTCCTACTCCTCTATAGTTAATATTACTAAAATAACTAAATGATACATATTTTTTATAATTTAATAAAATATGATAAACAAATTTCCATACATCTCCTGTCCAAGGCACATTTGTTTTTAATATTCCATTTTCATAAGAATTTTTGATTGGTATTTTTAGTTGTTCATCAAAATGTATTGGTAATATATCATCCAATAAAACTTTACCATCGCTATTAAGATTTTCTAAAGAATTATTAAAATCTCTTAAAACAAATTCTGTTTGATGCATGCCATCAATAAAAATAATGTCAAATTTATCATTTGAATTTGAAAAATAATCATCAGATGTCTTTATTATTAAATTTTCAGAAAAGAAATGAGGAGATGGGTCAATACCAGTTTTATTAAGAAAATGAACATTATTAAAAGTATAACCATTTTCTACACCAATCTCTAAATATTTTTCTTCAGGATTACTTACACTATTAATTACATCATGTCTTTGGTAAAACTTTGTATTATAATCTATTTTTTTTATATTATTATTTATAATTTCATAATTATTACAAGACTTATATTGTATTAAAAAATATTTAACTAATATGTCTTCACCCTTATCAATTAATGAATAACATTTAAATCTAGAAAAATCATATAAATCAAGTAAAATATGTAAATATTCAAGTGAACACTTATTATCTAATAGTATAAAATCATTCTTAGAATCAAGATATAGACCACGGATTTTATCTTTATTATATATTAAACTATCTATACCAATAATACAATATTGTTTAATGTAATCATTATTTATAATAATATTACAGTATTTATGTTGATAAGGTTCTTCTCTTTCCCAAATTTTACTATAATTGTGAATATAATTTTCATCTTCATAAGCATCTAATTCCTTCATACTATCATTAATTTTAAATTTATCAAAGAAGATAGGACTAATAAAATATGGACCAATTCTATTTATCTCTCCATTTCTAATAAGTGAAAAATTATTGTTATTATTGTTCATATATTGTATATATCCAAATTTATGTATTTTAGCTATCTTTGTATTTAATGCTGTTCGAATTATAATCTCATAATCATCACAAATTGGTAAAAATTCAGAATAGTTCCCAGCTTTAATTAACTCAGTTTTTCTCCAAATTCTTGGATGATTTGGACAACAAACCAAATGACTTAGTGTAATATTATTAACATTCGGGGTATTATAAACATAAACCCATTTATCATTATACTTCTGACAATAATAACTTCCATAACCTTTACATATAAAATCACCATATGAAAAATTGTCTCCATTTTCATATAAACAAATACAATCCATGTATATAAATCCTATATTAGGATTATTATCAAAACAATTTACTGAATCTTGTAGTACAAACGGTAATATTTCATCATCATGATCAAATTCTAGTAAATATTTACCTCTACATAATGAAACTGCTTCGTTTTTTAAATTTCCTATGTTGCCATTATTTTCACTTTTTCTAAAAAGTCTAACCCTTGAATCCTTTGAAAATAGGTTTCTTAAAAAATTAAAATGATTATCATCAGGAGAATCATCTATAACAATAAACTCCCAATCTTTAAATGTTTGATTTAGAAGGCTTTTATATGCTCTCTCAATCTTATGATATGAATTATATGCTGGTGTAAAAACTGAAAAAACAGGTCTAATATGTTCTCTATTAAATGTACAATTATGTATAAAACAATAATTCACGGCATAATTAAATTGTTCTATTGTTTTGATTTCATTAAAATGTATCCATCTATCTCTCATTCTTTCTGATATAATTGAAATTACATTATCTATGTAATATTCTTCTTTATCACCATATGTAACTAAAATTTGAAAATTAGAATCATATAATTTATTTAAGTCATTTTTATTATTTGTAAAATATAATGTACAATCAAGTTGTTCATTATTTTCAATGAAGAATTTATCAATATCTAAAAATTTATCTAGTCTATAAAACACAATAAATGGGTATTTCATATAGCTATTTATAAATTTATATTTTTAAATCTAAATTAAATATAAATTAAATATAAATTAAATATATATTACGCTAAGTTATACTGATTATTTAGGTTCGATAAGATGTTGTCAAATAAAAACAAGAACTAATGTGAAAAAAATTTCACCGACAGGAAAGCAGTAAGTAGTAAAATGACACAAAATGCATTTATGATTTGTATAATTTTATAAAAGTTTGTGTTATTTTACTACTTACTGCTTTCCTGTCGGTGTAATAATATTATGGATAGATTTTTGAAAAATACGAAGATATAATTTTTCGTTATATTAATTAATTTGATTTTATAAGTTATTATATGATTGATGAATATGTAAATAGATTAATACAAAATTTACCAGAAGAGAAAAAAAAGTTACAACATTTGGATTTAGTTTTAGATGGAGGAGCATTTAATGGAAGTTATCTTGTTGGCGCCCTTTATTTTTTAAAAGAAATGGAGAGAAGGAATTATATTAAAGTAGAAAGAATTTCAGGGTGTAGCATAGGTTCTGTAGTAGCATTATTATATTATATCGACTCACTCGATTTAATGCCTAAATTATATGAAATAGCAAATAACGAATTTAAGGCAAAACACACATTAAGCATTATAAAATCACTTAAAATACTTTTACAAGAAAGAATTCCACATGATATATGTTCAAAACTAAATAATAAATTATTTATTTGTTATCATGATATTAAAAAACGAAAAAAAATAGTAAAATATAATTATAAAAATATAGATGACATAATAAATACAATAATTAAATCATGTTATATTCCATTTTTAATCGATAATAATATGGTTTATAAAAAAAAATATATTGATGGAATAAATGCTTATATTTTTAAGCAACAGAATAACAGGAAAATTTTACATATGGAGTTGTTTGGTTATGATAAATTTATATATGCTTTAAATATTAAAAATGAAAAAACAAATTTTCATAGAATATTGTCTGGATTACTAGATGTTCATAGTTTTTTTATAAAAAAAAGCAATACGTCTATGTGTAGTTTTGTAAATGACTGGAATATTTTTAATAAATTTACTTATAATATAAAACTTTTATTAGAATATTTATTAGTAAATACATTTTATCTATTTATTTATTTAAAAAAATATATTCCAAAAGAATTTAAGGATAATTTAATTTTTAAAATAATTACAAAAATTACTTTTGAAATATTTAGTATAATTTTAGAAACTTATTGTTTATAAGTTTAAATTATTATTTATTTGTAAAATAATAATTTAATAAATGGATTCTATTGACATAACAGATTCGGTATTTTCTTTAGACGTTCCTGATTTAAACCAAGTTATAGGTAGCGTTGATGGTGTAGTAAGCAATGATTATACAATGTATATTTACATTGGAGTTGCCATATTAGTAATCATTATTGGCATGTTTATTTTTAAATTTTATCAAAATAAAAAAAGGGAGCAAAGTGGCGATGATTGTGAAGGTGGTTTCTGTACAATGAATCAAAAGTCACAGCAAATTTAGTAAATATTTTTTTTATTTTTTCGAGTTTTTGAACTATTGTTATATGGATTAAAAAATCCTGTTTTTTTACTTTTACTTTTAGTTTTTTTCTTTTTATTAGTAGTTTCATTTGTTTGTTTATGTATTTTAATATCATCTGGTTTATAATTAAAAAACCATTCTTCAAACATTTTTTTATTATTAGATTGTTTAAATTCTTTATATTTTTTTGCTTTTTCTGCTTTGATTTCTTCTACTGTTTCTTGATGTCCATAACATGTGATACTAAAACGCTTTAGTAATCCTTTTTGTGATAATCTATTTTTTTGTTGAACATCAAAAAGAAATTTTGACATACAAAGTATTCTATCAGTAAATTGTTTGTAATAATCTTTATTAGCATATAAAAATGCTAAATAAAAACTTAACATAGTATCTATCGTTGCTACTTTAACTTTTTTACCATTCATCATTAAAATATTATAACTATGACATCCAATGGGTTTATAAATAAAAAGAATGCTATCTTTGCCTATTTTAACTTCATAATGTTCAGGAACAATCTCTCCAACTGCATCTTGTTTTATTATTTTTACATTTTTTACACCATTATCATGTAATCGTTCTTTGATAATATCAGCAGTTTTTTCAGGATTGTTAGATAAAACATCAAAATCAGCAATATTTTCTAGTTTTTTTTTTAAATTTTTTGGCATATATTGAGAATAAAGAGTGTTAGCAAAACCACCAAAAAATACTACACCTTGATTTATTAAGGCGTTTTTAGTAGTGTCATAAATTTTATCTTCATTCTCTCTATTTTCCATTTCACGTTGAAAGTTAACCTCGTTACAATTAATATCTGTTATTGGATAATTCTTATTTAAAAGTGATAATCTTTTCAATACTTTTTCCCATCTGCTAATATCGCCTGCTGGTCTAGATAATTCAAGATACATAGACATTCTTAAAAAATTAGGAGGAGCATATAATAATCCATCAACACTTATAGCATCTCTTTTAAGAATATTATATATTTCTTTTGGCATATGAGTAATATCCGCGACAGCCATATAATTTACAAAAACTTTATATGTTCCATGATGTTGTCCAGATTTTGCTTCTACATCTAAAAACCCCTTTTTATAATAAATGTCTGCTAGTTCTTTTGCATCACTTAAAGCATTTTGAGAGAAGAAATCATAATCAGGAACTTCAACTTCTTTGTTATAAAATCTATCTTCTTCAGGTAATATATTATTAATAGCAGTTCCACCATAACAAATCAATTTCTTATGTCTGATAAATTCTTCAACTATATCTATAATTTGTTGAACATCATCTGAATTAACTACACGCCTACCCATTTTATCTTCAGCTTCATCTACTGCCATACGTAATATTGCTAATTCACAATCAGAAAATGATAAATTTTTACATACATTTTTATTTTTAGACATTCCTATATTATTCAATCAAAATAAAATTGAATAATATAATAAATTACACAGATTGAAAAATGAGACAAACATATCCTAAATTTATGTAACTGAAAAAATTACATTCTATAAGATAAACAGATTGTTTTACTTTTCAATTTCTTCTTTTATTTGAAATAACGTAAAAGAAATATTTGATATATGATAATAATATTATTGAATGTTTATACTAAAAATTAAAACTATAGTAATCGGTTGATGAATTTCTAGTAGCATAAGAATAGTCAGGATTTTGTGGTGTTGGAGCTGGAACTGTAACAGGCTGATTTCTTAAATCAGCAGGCTTAAGCGCAAAGGCATATCCTTCCCTATCAAAAAATAAAGCATTTTCCATAAGATTATTATCAACAAATTGATACCTCATTGCAACCATTTGACAACCGCTAGCTCTACAAACCATACCACTTGGATTAGAAGGATTTCCGCCGTTATTAGGATAAACTATAGTCATTCCTTGTCGATTAAATTCTATTAATTCATTTATGTCAGGATTATTTTGAATATTATAATAATCGTATCCCCTCATAAATACAGAATTACTTGCAATATTAACATATTCTAATAAATCAGCATTTTCTATAAATGCAGGATTGCTTCTATCCATTATTAAAATTACTTTATTTTGGAGTGACAATAAAGGAGTATTTCCCAAATTAGTGCCAGAAGCTTCATAACTATAATTTGGCCCCAACATAATATCTGTATTTGAACTGAATATATTTGCTAAATTAGAATACATATTTTGATTATTACTTTTACATCTTAAATTTATTAAAATTGGGTCTGTTGGATTAGGACAAGTTGAACCAGAAAACGCATAATTTCTAATTGTATCCATAACAGAACCAAAATTTACTGAATTAAATGTTTCCTTAACATAATAACTATCTGAAGTGCTTGTAGCAACAACAGGTTGGTCATTAACCGAATAAACTTCAAAATCTAAACATCTAACACCTTGTTTAATAACTGCTTTAAGGTTACATATATTAACAAAGTCATTTTTATATGAACCGCCGCTACAAGCATTATAAGCTGTTTTAATATAATAATCGCATAAATTACCAGAACAATCAGGGTCTGAATTTGTTATAGGTCTAATATTACCATCTACACTTGAGTATAAATTATTCATATAATTACATTCAGAATTTTGTAGTCTACTTAAATAAATCATATAACCTATAAAAATTATTAGAATAATAAAAATAAATGCCATAATCATATATGATTGAAAATCTTGATTCATATTTTTAATAGCGCTTAAA